TTGGAAAATAAGATTCTCTCAACGTATTAAGCTTCTCACGGTATGCTGTTTCACTTTCAAACTCAACATTGTCTACTAAACCAGCCAACTTGTCCTTTTGTGTTTGGGCAAGTCCCTCAGTTACTTCTGCAAATACTACATCGGATACCGATTCGGCTAATCTCTTATTTAGAGCAACGTTCTTATCGATTTGCTCGTTGAGTTTACCTTCCATTTCATCAAGTTTATCTACCATGCTCTCGATGACATCGTATTTTTCTTCAGGGATTGTTACATAATGTTCTTCAAATAGACTCTTCATTCCAGATATGAATGATTCAGTCATTTCTTCTTTAAGACCAGATTCGACTGCAAGTTGATTTTCTGCAATCCATTCGTCGGCAACATACTCAAGGTATGAGTCAACACGGTCTTTTAATTCTTCTTTAATTGAAGCAACTTCTTCTACGAGTTTTTCTTCGTAGGAAGCAGTTAACTCCTCTTTAATTCCTTTTACTTTGGAATTAATTGCAGCTTCAAAAATAGTTGCTGCTTTTTCTCTAAAGGATTCAGATAGTTCTTCACCTTCGATTAAAGCATTGATGTCGTCTTCGACAGAATACTCAATCTTTTCTTCTTCCTCTACTACTTCATCAGTAGTTGTTTCTTCTTCAGAAACTACTTCATCCGTTGTTGCTTCTTCTTCAGAAACTACTTCATCAGTAACCACTTCGTCTTCGGCAACTAAGTCACCTTCAACTTGATCCTCTTCCTTCATACCTGCTGGCATTGGATCGGCGGGTTTTGCACCTTTGTTGACAATATCCTTAACTTGCTTAAGAGTTGTGCCAGGTGTTTTTAGTTTTGCCGAATCATCATCGGACTTATAATTTTGTGGAGTTGGGCCACCTAAATCTTCAACACTACCAGTTTGACCAGGAGTTGTTCCTGTTAGACCTGGCATTGCATCAGCTTTAGCAGCACCTTTAGTTACTACGTTTTCCATTTCTTGTAAATTGTTGCTACCAACGGACATGTTATTAAAAATTTAATAATCTGTATTTATTTATAGATCTTAGAGATTAGAGAGAAAATCGTTGAATAGATTCAACTTATGTTCTTCTAATTTTCTTTGGTCTACAAGAGTATTGATTCTCTTTTGTGTGTTTTGTGCGAGTTGTTCACGAAGAATTCCTCCTTCCCAAATCCACTCTTTTCCTTCCATAATTCCAGATACAAATGCGTCTGGTGCAGAAGGATCGGCAACGATATCAGCAGCAGTTGCTAACATGAAATCTTCACCTACAACTTTGCATCCATGAAGGTCTTCTTTTAGTGATCCAACACCACGAGAAGATACTCCAAGAGTTACACCTTCACCAATAAGATTTTGTGCAATCTTACCCATAGGTGTAGAAAGTAATTGTGCCTTTCCAATAAAATTATTTCCTTCTTGTCGAAGAGAAGTAATCTTATGAGATACACGATCAAGGTTTACAGTAGGACCATCAGGATGTCCGAGTTCTCCTAATGCTCTACCTTTATTAACAAAACTTTCATTGTATCTACCAACCTCTTTTGCAAGAGTTTGAAGTGGATACATTCTTCCATTACGATTCTTAATTTCACCTTGAAGGAATACACCTTCAATATACATTTTCTTTTTAGCGCCTTTTCCTTCGACGATAAATTTAACTCTTGAAACTTCCTCTGTAATTAGTTTCATTAGAAATCTCCTACGATTTGAACTTCTGAAATATGTGTCTTACCACTTCCACGAACTGCAACTTTTACAACTCGTCTAATTTCACCTACTGCATCAGTAGCAGATAAATTAGCATCACCATAACCTAGAGTTACAGTTCCCGACTGAACTCCGTTTATTGGATCTGGTTCTGTGACTGCTGTAACTGATGCACTTGTAGTATTAATACCAGTGGGTGCACACCCTGTTACTGCAACAGTATCACCAACAACAAATGGTGCGTCTGTTCCAGAAGGGAACCCAAACTTAATTGCTGCAGATGCATTTGTTACTGATACTGTTTGTATTGAAGCAACACTTTCCTTAAAAATCATTGGAGTTTTAACAGGAACATATATGCTACTATCGTCTGTTGCTGTTGGGTTAGTTCCAACCTCAACAAATGCATCACCACCAGCTGGTATTACTCTGAGATAACCCGACTTTAACGGTATTGATGCACTTGTTGCGTTTCCAGTAACAGATTCTATTTTTTGTACGACCTTAAAAGCTGCCATTGTTTATAATCAACCGTGATAGTGTTATTTATGATTCCTCTTCTGTGGAGTCATCCACAGTTTCATCAGAAACTTCTGTATCTGCAATAGAAGGATCAAAAAGTTGTGCTGCAAGATCTGGTCTCTGAGAATTTATTCTCTCAGCTGCCTTACTATACAGTGTGTCTTTGATCGAATCTGATATATCAGTTGCTGATTTATCAGTTGCAATCATGTCAAGTAATTCATCCATATTTAATATTATGTTAAGATATCTTGATTATTTATATCTCTGCCGACTTAACATCTTTTTGGAACTGAGCGTCTGCAACTGCTCCATCAGATTCTAAGTCAGGTTCTACAGGAACATTTCCTAAATCTCCACCACCTTCAAGTGGTTGTCCAGTGATAGGATCTACTGCACTTGGATCAGGAATAATACCATCTTTAATTTCTTTTTTAATTATTTCATCTTGCTCTTCAATTTCTTGATCAGTCTGACGAAGAACTTTTGTCCTTACATAATGATTAGAGAAATACTTACCAATATAAGGTTCGATTGTTGCTAATGTTCCAAGTCTTTCATTCATTAATTCAGACTCTTTTAATTCTGCAAATTGATTATCATATAAGAAGTCATATTGAATATGATCACTTAAAGAATCCCAGTCCTCTGGAGTGATAATATTCTTTAAAATTAATTGTGTTTTTAATAGATTACTGAATAAATTTCCAAATCTTTTTCTAAGTCTTCCTACAAATTTTGCAAACTTTAATTCATCTCTTAATATCTCAGATGATCTTCCCAAATTAAATCCACCATCACTTGCAATTCTTGATTCTGGAACACCTAATGCACGATATAATTTCTTTTGGAAATATTCAATATCTGTTAGTTCACCTAAGTTTTGTCCACCAGGTAAAGTTGTAATTTCAGTTCCTCTACCACCTTCTCTTCTTGGTAGCCAGAAATCTTCCATCATAGACATGAATTTACGATCATCTCTAACTTCACCAGTGTTTGCGTCATAAACAAGTTTGTTTCTGTAACGAGACATGACTTCTTTAAGGTATTGTTCTGCTTTTACCTTTGGTAGATTACCAACATCAATATAAAATATTCTTCTTTCTGGTGCTCTTGATAATCTGTAAATCACAAGACTATCTTCAATCATTCTTAACTGATTAAGTGCCTTAATTGCTTTATGTAAGTATGATAAACATGTTCCTTTATTACGATCAAATAATCCAGATGTCACATGACACACCGAATCTTTTGCAATTTTAATTGCACCTTTACCACCACCACCTGCACTTGCAAACATGGTTGTTGGATAATTTGGTTTTGGTGTGTAAATATAATATTCGTCTATCTGTGGATATGCAATATCTTTTTTGTCATTTGCTAATGGATCTAATGGTAAACTACCCTTATTGTTTGTCTTCTTTTCTTGTCTGACAAACTTCATTTTCATAGGATCAACATATCTGATCTCTTGAATTCCATCCTGTGGATTCTTTGTATCAATAACTTTTATGTAATATAATCTTCCATCTACATACCAATTTTTAAAAATCTCATGTGACTTCTTATCAAAGTCCATCATTTCTTTAATATGTTTAAACTCTTCTCTAATTCTATCTTTTAATTTATCAGTTGCATTTACATTTGATAGTTCAATCTCAACAGGAGAATCATATAAATCACTAACTATTCCTTCGTTTACAACATCTTCAATCGCACCATCACACTCTGGGTGAAGTGCCATTTCACGATATCTTTTAATTAAATCATATTCTGTACGATAAACACCTTCGATATCTACATACTGCCCATAAAAACCAGACTGTACAGAATAGTCAACCCCGTCCTCGTTACTTCGAGGAACGGGTGAAACTATTGAATCGGGTTTATTTTCCGAATCATCAATTGAGAATCCAAAGAGTTTTGCCATCGTATAATCTATTTTCTTTTATTATAGCACTATTTATCAGTTTTAACTTATGCTTTCTCCTCCAGCATTATCACCGACACCTTTGATTGATTCAAAGTATAGTACTTGTAATTCTACCGTAAACTCCTCTATTGTGTCAACTGTCTCGTAAGAAAGATCCATTTGACTGATATTTGTTGGGAAAACATCATAGAATCTGTAACTTCTTAATGTAGATCCGTCACGATCAAGTTGATGAACATAAGCATCTTCCTGATAATCTGCTGGATTATTAGCA